CTGGTCGAGCGGCTTATCGAACTCCAGCTCGTACTCGTCTTCCGTGATCCGCACGCTAACAAGCGTCACATCCCACGCGGGAAGATGGTTCATGATCGAGACAAAGTTGTCCCGCTCAACCGGAGTCTTGTACTTCATGTCGCCGCCCTGATGCTGTATTCGAGGTTGTTGCCGATGGGCGTTCCCGTCGTCTGCTCGACCTCAAAATCCGTCCCGACCCCAGCAAGCACACTCACCATCACAGAAAGATTGTTCGATGAACCCTGCGCGTTACTGATGGTCGCGAGCGTGACCACCCGCTGAGTACCGCCAGAGCCCGTCACCTTCTCTTTCATGCGCACATCAATCGAGTCACCATTCGCAAGCGTCGGAGCCGACACATACAGCGTGTAAGCTCCAAGCGTCGTGTACGTCGAGCCGTTGAGCGTGTACGGCGTTGCAAGAGCCGCTACGTTCTTGGTGCCTGCGTCGGGTACTGCGATGGTCATGTCAGTAGAAGCAGTGAAAGGCTACCGAGGGAAGGCCGGTGTTGGACGCTGTATTGCAGGAAATGCGTGCTTGCAACTGCGTGCCAGAAGGAATGTTCTGGCCGACGTATTGCGCTGGGATGGCGACGGCCCATGTCTCTGCGGTAGAAGTCCCAGCCAAAAAACGCATGTAGGCCGCGCTTCCGTACCCGCCTTCAACCAAGTAGGACCTTCCGTTAACTGTTGAACTTGCCGGCACTTGAGAGGAAACGACAAACGCTTGATAGTTTCTTGAAGTTGTTCCACCGATATTCGTCCAGCTGCCGAACGTATTCGCACTGGCATTTGACGTAAGTTCTACACCTTTCGACGTAGACAAGTCGATGCCATAAGTATCACAGCCGGAGTAAATCGGACGAGGCACAGATGAGCCCGACTCTCCCCACACAATAACTCTGCAAACCCTGCTTGCCGTAGCTGCCTGAGTGCGCACAGCAACGCGCGTGCCTTTCGCAATGCCGATTGGAAAGTAAATTGCCGAGTCGCTTAACGTGACTGCTGCACCGGTTAGGGAAGATCGACCGCCAGCCAAAATATTGGGCACGAGAACTGTTTCACTGCCTGCTGAACCAATTCCAACATCAACCAACTGCGCCGCATTTAACGCCGATGGAGCCACCGCCGCAGAGAACAAAATCCAGAACCCGTACCAATCGCGATCCGTCGCGCTCACCACTTGCGCCCAACTACCTTTTGTGTTGGTGCTGGCACTGGCCGTAGCTGCAATTCCTGTGCCAATAGTCGTAATGCTGGCACTCCCCGTCGTCGTATCGTCATACTCAAACGCAAACTGCGGGGCCAGATCAGCGAGCATTACGGATTGCCCTCCGTGATCGTCGCGCTCGTCGTCGTCACCGTGTCGCCAACACCAATCGTCGTGTTCGTGATGATGATGTTCGTGCCCGACGTTCCTACGGTCAGGCCCTCTATAACCATCGTCGTCCCGTTGGATTGGTACAGACGGGCAATCGCAGCAGTTCCCGCCCCCGTGGCCGTGGCATTGCTGATGGCATTCAGCGTCAAAACACCGCCAACCGCAGCAGGCGCAAACGCACCCGCATTGCAGATCGACTCATACAGCAGCGCCCCGTAGGCTGCGGTATACACCCTCAGCTTTGCCGATGTTCCTGCATACGCGGTGATCTGATCGGCCCTGTTGTTACGCAGGGTCGTTGCCATTGAAACTGCCATGCTTATTCCTCAATCACAGCCACGGCCCTGCCATCAGGCCCGCGCTGTAGCGTTCGTTTCTTCGGTCGAGCAATCTGCTCAGCCGCCTTCGACAGCACCTGAGCCGCCCCGGCAATGACCTCTGCGGCCTGCGAAATCTGCGTTGCGGATTCGGTCAGCGCCTGTTGCTGGCTCTCCGTGACCTTGGCCACGCGGTCTGCAACCTGGGCAACCGACTCGCCTTCCTGCGTCTTGTTCTTGGCCGTCTCGATCTCTTGAAGCTGGGCAGTCGTCGCCTTTTCCTGCTCAAACCCTGCGCGCTCTTGCTCCATTGCGAAGCGCTCTTTTGTCATCGCCTTGTCGTTCTCCAGCAACTTCCGCTCAGTGGCAAGATTCAGCCGCTCGACATCGAGCTTCGCCTGATCCTGCACCTTCTGGAGTGCGAGATTGGCCTTTTCTTCCTTGAGCCGCATCCCTTGGTCTTCAAGCTCTTTCTTGCCCTGCTCGATGGCCTGCTGCTGCTTAGCAAGTTCCTCAGGATTCGGCCCTGCAGGTTGTTGTTGAAGCTGCGTCACCATCTGGTCGAATGCCGCCTCAATCGGGCGCGAGGCTTTGAACGAACGGACACCGAACAACATCAGTTCACCGATGAACGGCCCCATTGCCGGGGCCATCTGCACCAGCGGGAAGGCTTTCTCAAGGAACGTCCCCGCCATCGTCAGGAACTCGATACGCGATTCCTTTTCTGCCTGCTCGTCAAGCTCTACCAACGAATCAGACGCCACCTCAATGCGGAAAGTACGCATCTGTGACTTGAGCAATTCAAGCGCCGGGACGATGTATTGCGCGTCCTGTGTCTGCTCAATCCCCGACATGGCCACAAGCGTCTCAGGCTTGTAGAAGTTCGCCATGATCTGGGCTTTGATGCGCAGAATGTCCGAGGCAAACCGCGCTACGTCAGCCTGCGTCTCTCTCAGCCTCAGACTTGCAAACTGGCTCTTGATCTGCTGCGCCGTGGCCGTCTCAGTAGCATCAGAAGACCCACGCACGATGTCCGACAGCCCGGTGATCTCGTAGATCGTCTGTTTGACGGAATCACGCGAGATGTAAAGCTGCTGCAGTGTCTTGAATACCAAATCAAGGGGGAGGAATTGAACCGCCCCGACCGTGCCACCCTTCTCTGCGAAAGCCGCCCACGTATCCACAGGAATCAGCGTGTTGTCCACCCCTTCCGCAAGCATGCGCTCAATTGCGGGTGAACTGGCGTCATACACCCCAACAACCTTGCATGCCTTCGTCAGCATCGAAATGCGCTGCGTCAGCTCGTCAAGCTCGCGGGCTTGGTCCTGATACTCCGTGTAATCAGGAACCGGAATCAGCGTGTCGCTCGTCAGCGTTGCATAGACGGGCTTCGGGCAAGGAAAGAACCCCTCAAGCTGCAGCGGGTCGTCTTTCTCGTCCAGGTCTTGGGGGAACTGCTCAGCACGCCAGTAAACCTTACGCTCGGGCTTGCTCCATATCTCCCAGACCTTAGCTTTCTTCAGGCTGTCAACGTTGGCCGATAGCTCGGTCTTGAGTTCGTCCAGCCCGATGGGCTCGTGAACCAAGGGAACATCCTCGAACTTCTTGCCGAAGCGCTCGATTCCCTCGTCCTTGGCCATGTAGACCAGCCGAGCCACCCAAGTGACTTCCTCCCAAGTGCGGGCCGGTGAATGGCGGAAATCCTCCCAAAACACGTAGTCCACAGGGCTTGTCTCGTGCTGAACAACCTGCGTGACTTCGGCATCTTCCGTGACCTGCGTGCCCTGCTCTTGCAGTTCTTTTTCCTCGTCATGAGGATCGGGAGTGTTGACGAAATGCGGCTCATACCGCACCCACGCTACCCCGCGTCCCGGCAGAAGCCTGTCCAGAATCGACGCACGCATGGCTGCGTCAAACTCTGGGTAGACATCAATCTCGTACTGAAGCGCACGCTCCATGATCTGCGCAGCCGTGCGCCCGACCGGATCGGCGTCCTTGTACCTGCGCTCAACCTGGGCTTTGGGCTTTCTCGCATAGATCGCCGGCAGCATCGTGCGAACGTTTGACCACAGGATGTTGAACTTCTTTTGATCGAAGTTGTCATCCATGACCTGGCGCTCATCGCGATACCGCTTGATGATTTTTTTGGCGCGGTCGACCCACTTAGCTTGATACTTCTTGGAAAGCTCAAGCTCTACTTGCCAGTCAGGCATCAGCCGCCCTCACCAGGAGTCGCATAGACCGTCGCAGCGCCAGTCGCAGTGATGGCCGACACGATGTTGTCACCCACCGGCTTGGTGATGAGCTGCGGAACATTGGGCAGCACGACCATATCGCCAGTCGTCGCCGTAACCGTGCCCGTCCCCGTGCGAACAAACGCCGGGTTCGATCCAGTTACTTGCAGCATCAGGGATTGACTCGCAGCGCCGGCCGTCGCCAGCGTGGCCGATGCGCTCGTGATGGTCGCAGAAATGCTCTGCGTCCCACCCAGCACGGGCGTGAACGGTA